CCCCCTTTCGGGGGCCCCCTAATGCGCCGTTTAGAGCGCTAAGGATCAAAATCTCCACTTCAAGTAAGGCTCAACATAATGACGCAATTCACGAAGGATAGTAGCGTCTACGTCAGTCATCGCTGGCAGGCTTGGAATGTTCTGGCGAACCCGATTTACACACAAGGTGGTGGAAGCACCAAACTTGTGCGTACTCGAGTTGGCTCGTCCAATCCAAATTACCTTACCCAGATTATGAATGATCAAAACGCTACTACCGACATGACTGCGGATTATGACTCCTATTGGAGTGAGCCTGGTACGTATTGGGTTCTTTATAAGAATCCAAACGCACCTCAAGATTCGACGATATATAGAAACTATATAATCGGTGACCTAGTTAAAGCAGCAGCTCCATCGCTGCCCGATTGGGCCTTAACGAAAAATGACCTTGAAGCTCGTAACGATGCTGCTGTGAATTTTCTCAAGAAGGTCCGAAAAGTGCAAGTGTCTTTCTCGACACCTACATTTCTAGGCGAACTTCGCGAGGCTCTTCACATGATCAGACATCCTGCTGAAGCACTGCGACACATGCATATAGATCCTTGGCTGAGTCGCGTAAAAGCGATGAAGCACAAGAATCCTAGAACATGGAAAGCAGCGTTAGGTGGTGCTTGGCTGGAGCAGGCTTTCGGCTGGTCCCCGTTAATCAATGATATCAATAGTGCCTATAAGGCCTTTTTAGGGACTTATAGGAAACGGACTAAAGTATCAGTCCGCTCTTTTGGTATTAGAGATTACTTGGTTCCGGCTCGATGCCTTAATAACAAACCTGTCCCAATGCCCGGTAACACTTCGATCGGTGCGCGGCTGACCTGCCGTGCTATCGAAAGATATGTTATCGTTTATCGGGGTAAGGTTGTTAGGACTCCAGTAACGACTTATGAAGGCTTTCTCACTCCTTTTGGTTTAGGGCCTAACGGCTTTGAGGCAATGGAGTGGGCGCCGACAGCTTGGGAATTACTCCCGTGGTCGTTTCTGATAGATTACTTCTCCAATATAGGAGATGTGATCACTGCCGAGTGTGCCTTTCGTAGTACAATCTGTTGGGCAAACAGCACTTCTGTGAGGACTCGATCCGTTGAGTCTGCTCTAAAGGCTGATTTAGCCCAAACCGACTTGAACTATCCGAGGTACGTTGACAGTGGAGGCTTTCAGCTAGCCTCAAAGCACGTAAACCGGCATGTACAGAGGCAGGCAAATGTCATCATACCCTACCCGCATATCACCCTAAGTTTACCAGGGCGACCTGCGCAGTGGGCAAATATGACGGCACTGCTTGCAATTGTAAATTCCGGAATACATCCGCAAACCTTCTTTAAGACTCATCGTTATGGGTAATCACTCATACGACGTCTTAGAAACTTAAGGGTCATTCAATGACTTTCGCTCTCACTAGCCCCTTAACCGGGGCTGCGCAGACGGGCTTCACCTCCCCACTCTATACGCATGTCCAAGATCAGAATCCCAGTCCTAACGGGAAACAGTTCGCGGTCACTGCGTTGGGTGGAACTCAGGCGGGCGTGATTATCCACTCCGTGGCTGCACCTTTCACAATTGCAAGCTTTAAGCCAGCTGTCTTTCGGCAGTTGGGTAAAGCGAACCCTGTGACAGGTGTGATCAGCAACATCCTTCGAAACGTCTATAAGACGAACACGCGCAAGGGAGTACTTCCCTTAGCTGGGCAGGCTTATCAACAAATGCTAATCACCACAACTGTGGAGATTCCGGCAGGTGCTGATCTTGCGGACCCCAGCAACGTACGTGCCGCGTATTCCGCTCATATCGGTGCGCTTAGCCAGCAATCTGCTGGTCTCGGCGATACCGGCATTTCCGGAATACTCTAATGGATCATACGAAAGGACCATACTCGAGATTGCTGTGCACGGAAAACCTTGCACGCGAAATCGATCGGGTTCTTGCCGAGATCCATCAGAGACAGGCAGTAAGTCGCAGACGTGTGAGTTTTAAGATTGCGGACAGAGTCCGTATATCTCAAAACTCTGCATTCCGAAAGAGGTAGATTTTTAATCGATTCTACCCTTAGGTTTGCAGCACCCTGCTCTTATTTCCTACTTCAGTTTCGTAGGATAGGAGGGGCTATCATGCATGTTAATGCTGAGGAGCTTGAATCCTTACTTCGTCTCGATTTGTATGAGGCGGGTTGGCAAGACTCAGATGCACCGAGTCTTTCCATCAGGCAGCATGCCATGAACGCATTGAATAAGTCGTTATTTAAGAAGTTCCATAACGGTCTTACCGATGCAGTTCGTGATAATGCAGCCCTAGCACTCTTTCTAGAGTGCAATGAACGTTGCCGGTCTTTTGGTGGCGTTATTCCGCTAAGACTTCAGGATGAGCTAATCATTAATGAGATGAAAGCTATCATTGATGATTTCTTCTTTCCTAGTGATAGGAGAGATGGCTCAAACTGTCGTGAACCTCTACTTCTTAACCTTAGTGATATAGCACTTCACTTTGGGTTAGGGAGCGGTTCTAACATTGGTGCCGATTCGACAGATTTCTATTCGAAATTTGCCTTAAGCACAATGTGTCATACAAACGATGTCTTGCCTTTACAATTTAGGCAAGCTATCTCTGGTGACAGACTTTGGAGCGACGTTGAGTTCTTTCGCTCTTTAAGCTCAAGAACCGAGATAGTCCGAGGTAATCGTCTTTCTTTTGTCCCGAAATCTCGGGTCATAAGCCGGACAATATGTACCGAGCCGATTCTGAATATGTTCTTTCAGAAGGGTATAGGTGATGTGATCACGAAGCGATTGCGAGAGGTGTTCTGTATCAACCTCTCTGATCAGCCTAGTAAAAACGCCGCCCTAGCTCGGATCGGATCAGAGACAGGAGAGTTCGGTACTATTGATCTCTCTAGCGCCTCTGACACGATTTCCATCACTCTTCTTCGGTGTATTTTACCGCAACAGCCGCTAAACTGGCTAATGCGGTGTAGATCGCCGTTAACCATCCTTCCAGATGGGAGTGAGGTGGAGTTACATATGATATCATCGATGGGAAATGGATTTACGTTTCCCTTGCAAACGATGATATTTGCCAGCTTAGTCATGGCCGCGTACAGGATTTGTGGAGTAAAACTCCGTAAACCTCGAGCGCGCGCACTCGGCAATTTTGCCGTATTCGGAGATGATATTATAGTTGACAAGAGAGTTTACAACTCTGTAGTCAATTGTCTTAACATCCTCGGGTTTCGTGTTAACCATGACAAGTCCTTCAATGAAGGACCTTTCCGAGAGTCCTGTGGTTCCGATTTTGTCGGAAATCACAATATCCGTGGTGTTTATTTAACATCTTTAAACACTCCGGGGGACGTGTATTCAGCTATCAACCGATTGAACAGATGGAGTAGTACTCATGGTGTTCTTCTTACACGTGTTGTTCGCCGTCTTCGTCGTGAGTGCAAATTTCTTTGCATTCCGTACGATGAGGCGGACGATGCGGGCATTAAGGTACCGTTTGTACTATTACGAAGTGTTAGGTACGATTCTACACAAGCAGTACGTTATATTGCTCGTGTTAATCGTGCTCGACACATCCGCATTCCTTCTGTCGATCTGGATGTGGAAGTGCGGCCCGAGGATATTACCAGAATTAGGAAAACATTACCTAACTTCCGGTACGATCCAAATGCTGTACTTTTTGTCCTTTTAGCTGGTTACCTTCGGGGCGGAAAACTGGGTCTTAGAACTAGTAACCCAGTCTCCGTGCTTAGGCGACGTGTTTGTCCTGGTTGGGATGAACGCATCGCCGCTTGCGGCGAAAGCCGCGAGTTCGGTGAACGGTGGAAGCTGTTCACCGAGGCTAACTTAGTTAGTTAGCATTGTGTACTAATCTTCCTTCTTTGGGAAGATAACCCTGGG